TATTCGTGAATGCTAAAGCCAAGCGACGTGGCGCGGTTCCAGCGCCGGCTCGACAAGAAGTCCCCCGAGAAGCCGCAGCCCCCGGAGCCGCCGAAGGGTGGCGGGAAGGGTGCGCCGCGGCCTCCTTTGGACAAGAAGGCGGCCTGATACTCAGCGACCGGCTGCCGGCGGGGCGCTTCGTGCGCCTCGAGGTGCCGTGCGCGCCGATGTTGCCGTGCAACCCGTCGGTGGCCGTTGGCCCGGGCGGGGAGCTGCGGTGCCTCATCCGCGCCGTGAACTACGAGCTCGGCGAGACGGACGGGATCTGGTTCAGGGACGACCCGGGGCCGGATACGGTCAACTACATCTCCGACCTTGGCGATGACTTGTCGCTGGCGCGGGTCGAGCGCGTGGACGACGCCTCGCAGCGGGCGTCGCGGCTGCCGTGCCGGGACGGCTTAGAGGACGCGCGGCTCTTTTGGTTCCGTGGCCGGTGGCGCTTTACGGCCTCGGGGCTGTACCACGGCCCCCGGGTGCGCACGACGATGGCGCTGTGCACGTTGGACGAGGGTGGCACGCGGGTCGAGGAGCTTGAGTTCCTGCACAGCCCGCACACTCGGGAGATGGAGAAAAACTGGATGCCGCGCGCCGACGGCGACCGGCTCTCGTTCGTGTACTCGCACCACCCGGCAGAGTCGTACCAGCTGATGCCGGCGCGGGAGAAGCTTTGTTTTGAGTCGTTCCCGGGATTGGCCGGCTGGTCCGGCGGCTCGCAGATCATCCGCCACGGCGACGCCTGGGTCGGGGTGGTACACCAGCGGCGCAAGGAGCGCGGGCGGGTGTACTACGCGCACCGGCTGGTGCGCTACGACGACAAGCTGATGCCGGCGCACGCCGGGCGGGAGTTTTACTTCCGCGGCGCGCAGGTCGAATTTTGCGCCGGCCTCGCCGAGCACGGCGGCGGGTTCGTGCTCTCGTTCGGGGTGAAGGACCGCGAGGCGTGGCTCGTGCGGCTAACGGTCGCCGAGCTTGGCGCCCTTTTGGGCTGACAATGGGGATAGACCAAAATCGGCACGGGTGGCGATTTCATGTATAGAGCAGACGGGTCCCTGATCGAGCAGAGCGAGCAGTCCCTTGGTTTCGTGGAGACCATGGACGACGCCGACCTCGAGGCGCTGGTCGGCGGCGAGCTGACGGATGCCACCTCGTTTATCGACGCGGAGCTCTCACCGGTCCGCGCGCGCGCCATCCAGTACTACCGCGGCGAGCCCTTCGGCAACGAGGAGGAGGGGCGATCGCAGGTCGTCTCGACCGACGTGCGCGACACCATTAACGGCATCATGCCGTCGCTGATGAAGGTCTTTTTTGGCTCAAAGAAGATTGTCCAGTTTGCGCCGCGCAACCCGGAAGACGTGGCGTCCGCCGAGCAGGCGACCGACTACATCAACCACATCTTCCAGAACGACAACAACGGCTTCCTGATCTGCTACTCGGTCTTCAAGGACGCCCTGCGCGGCGCGCTCGGCATCGCCAAGTACGTCTGGGAGGAGCGGGTCGAGGTCAAGACCGAGTACTTCACCGGGCTCGATGACTCGGCGCTGACGGTGCTGCTCTCGGAGCCGGATGTCGTGGGTAGCGCCATCTCGGCGATGGACGACCCGTCGTACCAGCCGCCGGTGGACCCGATGACGGGCGCGCCGGTGGTGGACCCGATGACGGGCCTGCCGCCGCCGGCGCCGCAGATTTACTCGGTTGAGCTCAAGCGCGAGACCAAGAACGGCCGGGTGCGCATCGAGGCGATCCCGCCCGAGGAGTTCCTGATCGACCGACGCGCGCGCTCCGTCGAGGACGCGACCCTGGTCGCGCACCGGCGGATGATGCGCGTCTCTGACCTCGTGGCGCTCGGCTACGACAAGGATGAGGTCGAGGCGCAGATGGGCGTCTACGAGCTCGACACGAACGACGAGTACCTGGCGCGCAACCCCTACGCCCAGTCCTATGGCCCGGGCGGCACGCAAGACGACAAGCGCGTGCTCTACTGCGAGGCCTACATCCGGGTCGACTACGACAAGGACGGCATCTCGGAGCTGCGCAAGATTTGCACCATCGGCCCGAGCTACAAGATGGTGATGAACGAGCCGTGCTCGCACTCGCCGTTCGCGCTCTTCTGCCCGGACCCGGAGCCGCACGCGCTCATCGGGCTCTCCATGTTCGACATGACCGCCGACCTGCAGAAGATCAAGTCGGCGATCATGCGCAACATGCTCGACTCTCTGTCGCTCGCCATCCACCCGCGGGTGGGCGTGGTCGAGGGGCAGGTCAACATGGACGACGTGCTTAACACCGAGGTGGGCGGCGTCATCCGTATGCGCCAAGCCGGCGCGGTCCAGCCGTTCGCCGTGCCGTTCGTCGGCCAGGCCGCCTTCCCGATGCTGGGCTACCTCGACGAGGTACGCGAGACCCGCACCGGCATGAGCAAGGCCTCGATGGGCCTTGACGCCGACGCACTACAGAGCACCACCCGCGCGGCGGTCGCCGCGACGGTAAGCGCAGCGCAGCAGCACCTTGAGCTGATCGCCCGGATCTTCTCCGAAACCGGGATGCGCGCCCTGTTCAAGGGCATTCTCAAGCTCGTCGTAGAAAATCAGGACCGAGCGCGGGTGGTGCGCCTTCGCAATCAATGGGTGCCGATTGACCCGCGGTCTTGGAACGCCGACATGGACGTCGAGATTGATGTCGCCCTCGGCGGCGGCACCGAGGAGCAGCAGGTCTCTGTGCTGACCGCCATCGCCCAGAAGCAGGAGCAGATCCTGCAGACGATGGGGCCGCAGAACCAGCTGGTGACGCCGCAGCAGTACCGGAACACGCTCGCGCGTCTGGTGCAGGCATCTGGATACAAGAACGCCGACGAGTTCTTCTCGAACCCGTCGCTGATGCCGCCCCCGCCGCAGCCGCCGCCCCCGCCGCCTGACCCGGCGATGATATTGGCCGAGGTGGAGCGCCAGAAGATCATGGCGGACATCCAGAACAAGCAGGCGGAGCTGGAGCTCAAGCGCCAGCAGATGCTGCTCGAGGATGACCGCGCGCGCGACAAGCAGGAGGCCGAGATGATGCTGCGCGCCTACGAGATCCAGCTGAAGAGCGGCACGGCGGTGGATGTTGAGAGCATCAGGGCGATGATGGCCGAGCCGCGCGTGGCGAGCCCGAGCGTGCAGCGCCCGGTGATCCCTGAGATTCTGCCGCCGGAGCCGTTCCCGCCGATGCAGATGCAGCCGCCTGTTTCTGTTGAGTCGGCGGCCATGCCGCCGCAGTTCCCTGGTGTTTAACTTTCGAGGGCAGATAGATGACGATCAAAGCTGAAGACCTTAACGGCCAGTACTTGGACGCGGTGGGGCTGGGCGCCTCGCAGGCCGTCGCCTACACGGGCACGGCGGCGGCCTCCAACGCATTCAACGCGCAAACCAGCGTGGTGCGCGTGGTGGCGACCACCGACTGTTTTATCTCCACCGGCGCAAACCCGACCGCCACGACGAGCAGCGCGTACCTGCCTGCGGGCACGGTTGAGTATATCCGCGTCAACCCGCAGGATAAAATCTCTGCGGTGCGGCGCAGCGCCGACGGCACGCTGTACGTGACGGAGACAAACTAATGCTTAACAGCCAAGGATCGCTCAACAGGCTAGGCGCTAACCTGCGCAACCCTTACGGGCCGTCTGCGGCTTCGCTTAATCTCGACTTCACGGCGTCCAACACGCTCGACTCCCGCATCAGCTTCACCCGCGCAACCACGGCAACCTATTTCAACTCGTCTGGCGTACTGTCTACGGCGGCATCTGGCGAGGCTCGTTTCGACTACAACCCCACGACGCTTGCACCGCAGGGCTTGCTCATTGAGGAGCAGCGCACCAATTCCATCCGCAACAACACGATGGTGGGTGCAGTGGCGGGTACGCCGGGGACTAACCCGACAAATTGGGATATTACTGTTAGCCCTTCTGGCATCACAACAGAAATTGTTGGAACAGGCGTAGAAGATGGAATCACATATATAGATGTGCGGTATTTCGGCACGGGAAGCGGCAGTGCATCACCGCAAATTCGCCCGGAGACAACTACTGGTATTGTTGCTGCGGCAGGGCAAACTTGGACTGCAAGTTATTATTTAAGAATTGTGGGTGGGTCTACTACGGGTTTATCAGCGTTTTCTCAAATTTGGCAAGAACGAGACGCCGCAGGGGTCGCATTAAATACGGTTACTGTTACCATTTCTGCCCCAACCACAGCAGCATTAAAAACGCAACGCAGTATCTTAACCAGAACATTGACTGATGCTGGCACTGCTAGGCTAACAAACCGAATTCAATGGACATTTACAAACGGAGTGGCTGTTGACATCACCCTCCGCATCGGCCTGCCCCAACTAGAACTCGGCGCATTTGCCACTTCGGTCATCCCCACCACCACCACCGCCCTCACGCGCAACGCAGATGCAGCGAGCATGACGGGGACTAATTTTTCGGATTGGTATAACGCGGTGGAGGGGACTTTGTATGTGGAAGCAAATACGCCAGATTTTGCTGTTGCGTATGTTTTTGCAGACATAAATAGCAATTCGCTTACTAATTACATTAGACAATCAACTTCATCACTTGGAACCATTAGCCAATTTGTTGTATCTGATAGTGGAACAGCAGTAGCCTCTCCGGGTGTGTCCGTTACGCTAGGGTCTGTCAGAAAAGCGGCTGGAGCGTATATATTGAATAGCATCCAGCAAAGCGTGAATGGTTCATTGGGGACACAAGACACAAGCGCCACAATTCCGGCAGGTTTAACGCAACTTAACATTGGGTCGCGGTCAACGGGCGCAAACAATGTAAACGGCACCATCCGCCGCATCGCCTACTACCCCGTCCGCCTCGCCAACACCACCTTGCAGGCACTCACGGCATGAGCGACTACTACCTCCGCGCAACCACCGCCGCAGCCCTCTACAGCGCACTAGAGGCGGCAGGGGTCGTGACCCAAGGCGAGGGCGGCTGGCATGTCACAGACGGCCACAGGTACGCGCTCGATGTCATAGGCGCGATCTACGCGCCGACCGGCAAGATGCTGCGAGGGAATGAGGGCGAAGTGCCGGAAATGAAACTGCTAGACGGTTTTCATGCTAATTTGCGTGTCATAGATGCAAGCAATTTTGATGCTAATATGCTTAACAAAATAGCAATCAATGTGCCTACTAATCCGGCAAGAGGGTGGGCGTAGTGAAGGAGCTGAACCCGTTTTCTGCGCCCGTCCCAAACCCTGCGCCGCAGGGTTACGCGCCGCAGTACATCAACCAATTCCAGAACCAGAACCGGCTGTACTTCACGCAGATCGACAATGTGAACCGCGAAATCTTGCCGGCTATTCATAGCTTGAATGTTTTGCATTGGATCTCGGTGAACTGATGGCGAACTTCCAAGACATCGTGGGCCTGCGCCTCGGGCGCGCGCAACTGACGACCAGTTACGCGACCGTGTACACCTGCCCGGCGGACAAGCGCGCGTACATCAAGGACATCAACCTGTGCAACGCGCACTCAGGCAACAGCAAGGCGTTTGTGGCGATTGTGCCAACCGGCCAGACCGCAGGCGTAGCGTTCGAGATATTTAGCGAGTTTCAGATGAACGCCAACACCACGCACAGGTGGACCGGGCTGCAGATAATGAACGCCGGGGACACGATCCAGGTGAAGGGCAGCGACGCTAACCACATAACGGTATACATCAGCGGCGCGGAGGCCGTCTAATATGAGCAGCGCATTCATGGGGCAGAGACAGCAGGCCTCGCCGATGGGCTACGGCGGCTACAGCGGCGGCTACTCGCCCCCGCAGAGGATTGAGCCGTCCTATGGCGGCTACGACCCGTTCGGCGGCGGCGGCTATGGCGGCGGAATGGGTGGCTATGGCGGCGGCATGGGCGGCTTCAACCCGTTCGGCGGCGGCGGCTACGGCACGCAATTCGGCGGCTATGACATGGGCGGCGGCGGCGGCTTTGGCGGCTACGGCGGCGGGATGCGCGCGCCGGCCTACGAGCCGACCATCAACGACGCATTCTCCCGCTACTTCTCGCAGCAGTACTATGGCGGTCCTGCCTTCGACCCGTTCGCGGCGACCTCCTTTTTTGGCGGCGGGTATGGCGGCGGATTCGGCTTCGGCGGCGGTGGTCGCCGTGGCGGCGGGATGGGCGGCCGGATGCGCCGACGGCGGCAGATGTTCGAGGACCTCTTCCAGCCGGAGATTACGCCGCTGC